CTGAAGTGTACCGCGCATTGTTGACGCCGATGGCGGGCGATCCAGAGGTAGGTGGGGGAGCGACGGCCGCCGTTAAACAAGCGGTAAAGGTGCTGGACCGGATGGCTAGACGGATAGGGAGAAATCTCTTGACCCGTGGCCAACAATCGGTGATGCCGTCTTTAATGGGCACGGGCCTCGCGCAGATCCCTCCGGTGCCGAGCGATGAATACCGTCAAGGGATGCCATTTCCCCGTGTAGGTAGCGTGGTCGGACGCGCCGTTGAAGAAATAGACCAACTGACCAGTCCCGACCGTCAAGAGAACAGGAGATAACGATGCCCAAAGTAGGAACACGCGTCTATACCAGCGTCAAGAAAGCCAAGGCGGTGGCCAAGAAAACAGGCAAGAAATTGACGTACACCAAACGCCCGTCTGCATATAAAGGATAACTTCGATGGCGCTCACACTCACACCCTCCCCGTTTCAGCAAGTGCTGGTTGATGGCGAACCGCAATCGGGGGCCAAGATTACGACGTCCACGGCCGGGACGGAGACACCGGCTACGACCTACACGACCGCCGCCGGTGATGTGGCCAATACGAATCCGATTGTGGCCGACAGCCAGGGCCGGTATGTGGCCTACCTCTCGGCAGGAGCGAGTTACAAATTCAAGATTACCACCTCGGCTGATGTGGCGATTGACACGCAGGATTTTGTCGGGTCAGTCCCAGGCGCGTCCGTCAATTTGGATGTCTTGGGCACCGTTGGCGAAGCGGTCACAGCCGGACAAGTCGTGTACATCTCGGACGGATCTGGGTCTAAGTCGGCTGGACTGTGGTATCTGACTGACGCCGATAACACCTATTCCAGTTCTGAGGCGGCTGAGATCGGTATGGTGCCGAGTGCGATTGCGATCAATGCCGAAGGCACGATACGGTTAGCTGGACGCATCTCTACCGCAGGATCGGTCGTGGTGGGTACGCTCTACTATGTCAGCGCGACGGCGGGAGCTCTCGCCGACTCAGCACCGACCAATGTACGGACAGTGGGAATTAGCGATACGACCTCAACACTAATTCTTAATGCGAATACAGCGGTCACGGGTATCCCTGTGCCGATTACGCAAGACCTGTTGTTTACGGACAATACGTACGACATTGGCAAGTCTGGAGCGACTCGGCCACGCGATCTGTTTCAATCACGCAACGCGACGATAGGCGGCACGTTAGCTGTCACCGGCATCGCGACACTCACGGCCCAACCGATTCTCTCCTCGCTCACAGCCTCGCAAGCCGTCTTTAGTGACGGATCGAAAGGCTTGGCATCCAACGCCATTACCGGCACAGGAAACGTGGTGATGTCGGCGTCTCCCACGCTCACTGGGACGATAGGCGCGGCGGCCATGACGCTCTCAACACCACTTCCCGTGGCGAGTGGCGGCACGGGGATTGCGGCGATCACGGCCAACACCCTGATGTTGGGGGCGGGCACATCGGATGTGACGCTCTTGGCACCCAGCACCAGTGGTAACGTCGTGACCAGTAACGGCACCGTCTGGGCCTCGACCGCTCCGACGGAAGACACGGCGGGGTGGGGAATCGCGGCCAGTGTCGGCAGTAACGCCCTCACCGTTTCCCTCACTACGAAAGACGGCAGTACGCCGTCGGCGGGTGACCCCGTCTCATTAGATTTCAGAAATGTGACCGTAGCGACCGGATCGCTTTCGGTGATTAGCGTGACGGGCGCAGAAACCGTAGTGGCACCGTCCGGGGCTACGTTGGGGGCCGCGAGCGGTGTGCCGTTTCGTGCGTGGGTCGTGGCGTTCAATGATGGGGGTACCGTGCGTCTGGGACTGATAAACTGTACCAGTTCGACCAGTATTTACCCGCTTGGTTCGTGGGGCATTGCGTCCTCGACCACGATAGGCACGGGGTCAGACGTCTTGCAAACATTTTATTCCGACGCGGGCGTCAGTGCTAAAGCGTACCTTGTGATCGGCTACGTCAGTTATGAGAGCGGCCTGAGTACGGCGGGAACATGGGATGCTGTACCGACTCGCGCACAGGCCGCGATGCTGGATATCCCGATGCCGGGAGATGCGGTACAGCGAGTGGTAGCCACCTATGCGTCACAACTCGCCAGTACGAGTTCCACCTATGCCGATACGGGACTCACAGCCGCGATTACGCCCACCAGCGCCGCGAATAAGGTACTGGTACGTGCGACGAATCTTGGCGTTTATAAGGATACCGCCAATCAGGCAATCAACATCCAACTGCTTCGGACAAGCACACAGATCGGCCTCTCCGTGAGTGGCGCAAACGGTGCAACGACCGCTAATGCACCGGGAGCCGCGCATTGGGAAATACTGGACAGCCCAGCGAGCGCATCGGCTATCACCTATAAAACACAATTTGCGGCGTCGGGGAATACGGGGAATGTGTATGTCCAGCAAGCCTCATCCACTTCGTCAATCGTCCTTACGGAGGTAATGGTATGAGTGTCTCGTTGACAGATGTATTGCAATGGCAATGGCCCGGAGCGCACTATGTCGTGAGCGCGACTGCTATTCAACAGTGGTATGGGCCAATGGATGAACCGTCTGAGGCCGAGGTGGCCGCGGCAATAGTGGCGTACGAGGCCGAGCAAATCGAGCCGTGGGCCGCCCTCCGTCTGACACGGAATGCGGCACTGGCCGCGTCGGACTGGACGGAACTCAGTGGTGCCCATGAAAGCGCCACAAATTCCACCGGCCTGACCCCTGTAGTGGTCGGTGCATGGCAAGTTTACCGCCAAGAGCTTCGCAATCTTCCGGCCACCGTCTCCAACCCAGCGAACCCCGACTGGCCCACACCCCCGGCGTAACGGATGGAACCGTTAGCTGATATTGTGGCGCTGGTGACGATAGCCCTCTCGGTCATTGCGGGCACCGTGTGGTTAGTACGCCTTGAAGGACGCATTAACATCCACGAAGCTGTGTGCGCGGAGCGCTATCAACAACTTCAATCACGTCACCAGGAAACCACGAAGGAATTGCGAAGCATCGACCACAAGCTCGACCGCCTCATGGAGCGTCAGTGAGGCATCTCTCGTGGCGGGAACTGTCCTGTCACGATGACGCCCGCACGCCGTATCCACAGGAGTGGAGACAGACCCGCTTACCGGCCCTGCGTCACGCCTTTGAAACCATCCGAGAAGCCTGTGGGGATCAGCCGATAAACGTCCTGAGTGCGTATCGCACGAAAACCCATAATCGGAACATTGGCGGAGCCAGGAAGTCGCAACATCTGGAAGGACGAGCGCTTGACCTCCGGCCCCCGACGGGGATGAAGATGCGACAGTTTGAAACGATTGTGGAGTTGGTGATTAGCGACGGCACCACGCTCATTCGAGGCATGGGGCGGTATCGCAGGTTTATTCACATAGATGTGCGTCCACGTACCCGGCTGGCACGGTGGACGTATCTGGAGCCAGGGACGGTGAAAGCATGATGAGTCCGTGGCGAGCCTTTAACATCTGGAGAAAGACACGGGCCGTCATGGCCCTCGTGAAGGAGATTCCTATGAGTAAAAACATTTTCACAAGCAAAACGCTCTGGTTTAATGTATTGACGGCGGTATTAGAACTGCTTGGGGTCTTACCACTGGCTCCAGGCACGACGGTCGTGTTAGTGGCACTCGTCAATTTCGGATTACGCCTCGTCACCGCGACCGGCGTGCATGTGCGTGCGCCTCTCTCTTAAAGGAGAAACGATGAAATGGCTCCATGTCGGACTCAAATTGCTCCCCTATATCCTGTCCTGCATCAAAGCGGTGGAAGAATTTATGGCCGGTCCCAAGCGCGGCAAGGAGAAAGAGGACGCCGCCGTCGGGATGGTCCATGCCATCCTGCAAACGATTGAAGCGGGGATTGACCGCGATTTGCTCAATGACAGTGATGTCAACGTGGCGGTGCGGAAAGTGATGCAGAGTATCGTGGCCCTAGAGAATGTGGTGGCCGCGAAACGCACCCCAGAGGAAGGCTAACCTCTCGGATCGAACCGGAAAATTACCACGGCTGACGGGAACGGCGCGGTGCCGGTGCCAGGGCCAAAGCGCAACCGTCCTTTGAGAAACCGCACTTCGACACCGGGGTGAGGTATCTGGCGTACCGTATCCCAGACCGATTCATGCCACCACTTGGTATCGGTTCGGCTGGGCACTAAGCAGACCACCGTCGCTCCAGCCTGGGCTTCCTGCTTGGCTTTCGCCAGAAACGGTCGGCATTTGGAATAGGGGGGATTGAGCCACACGACCGCATT